CGACTGGTCACAATAAAAGATTGAATAGATTTGAAGATACTAAGTCTATGAAATTCTTAGAAGGCAAGTCACACTATGCATATGAAGAGTTAGTTGCTGAGTTAGGCTCTATGTTATTCGCATCTAAGTATAACTTAGATGTTGAGTCTACAGTGAGAGAAGATCATATTGCATATCTACAAAGCTGGATCAAAGCATTAAGATCAGAAGATGGTACTAAGCTACTGACATCGGCTGCAGCTAAAGCATCTAAAGCTTTTACTTACTATCACCCAGTCATTAAATAACACACGAATTGCGGGGGGCTAAGACCCCCCGTACACCCTCCCCCAGCCCCCGTAATAGGATTTGATGTTACTAAAATTTATGATAAAGAAAAGTATGTTTGACACATACTAGGATATGCAAAACAATTTGGATTTACAAACACTCTCACAAGAACAGCTAGCAGATAGGGTTGAGAAATTAACTCTTGAGCATATTAAACACTGCCAAGATAATTTTTTAATTTTTGTGAAAGAGATGTGGCCTGATTTTATATTTCGTAAAACTGGTATCAAAGAAGATTTTGGACATCATCAAATAATAGCAAACGAGTTTCACAAGATAGCCTTTGGAGATTTGAAAAGATTAATTATTAATATGCCACCTCGGCATACAAAATCTGAATTCGCATCTTATCTTTTCCCAGCGTGGTTAATAGGTCGTAATCCTAAATTAAAAATTATGCAAGTAACTCACAACGCAGAACTTGCACAAAGATTTGGTCGTAAGGTTAGAAACTTAGTTGACAGTGCAGAATACAAAGCAATCTTTGGTGATGTAAAATTAAAAGAAGATTCTAAAGCTGCTGGTCGTTGGGAGACTAACCACGGGGGTGAATATTTTGCTGCCGGTGTAGATGGTTCCATCACAGGTCGAGGAGCAGATTTATTAATCATTGATGATCCGCACACTGAACAAGCTTTATTATCTGATACAAGTTTTGAAAAAACTTATGACTGGTACCTATCGGGACCCCGACAACGTTTACAGCCTGGTGGTTCCATCGTCATAGTAATGACGAGGTGGTCACAAAATGATTTAACTTCTAAACTAATTAAAGCACAAGCAGAACCAAGAGCAGATCAATGGCGAGTAGTTGAGTTTCCAGCGGTGTTAAAATCAGGACTACCTGTATGGCCAGAGTATTGGTCATTGGAAGATTTGTTAAAAACAAAAGCCAGTATCTCTCCAATAAATTGGAATGCACAATATATGCAGAACCCAACTGCAGAAGAAGGAGCCATTATAAAAAGAGATTGGTGGAAGCCATGGAAAAAAAGTTACTTACCAGAAATACAACACGTTATACAAAGTTATGATACAGCATTTAGTGCAAAAGAATCTGCCGATTATTCTGCTATAACAACTTGGGGAATATTTTATCCTAATGAAGGTTATGGCTCCGCGATCATTTTGTTAGATGCAGTAAAAGAAAGATTAGAGTTTCCAGAACTAAAACAAATTGCACTACAGCAATATAAATATTGGGAACCAGAAACTGTAGTTATAGAAGCGAAGGCCAGCGGGCAACCTTTAATACAAGAATTACGTAGACTTGGTATACCGGTAATAGATTTCCAACCATCAAGAGGAAGAGATAAACATAGCAGGGTGAACGCGGTAGCCCCGTTATTTGCAGCAGGAAGTGTATGGTATCCTGATGGTGAGAATTTTGCTTTAGAGGTTATTGAGGAATGTGCTGCTTTTCCATATGGTGAAAATGATGACTTAGTGGATTCTATGACACAAGCGCTTTTACGTTATAGACAGGGTGGTTTTATTAACACTCCATCAGATTATCAAGATGAGCCAGTATCCCACAAAGAAGTTAAGTTCTACGATTGATTTATTAAGATATACAGCATATAGTGTATTGAAATAACAGGAGTGTAATCATGGCTAGTAAAAAATTAAAAAGAGCTGCTACAGTCGCTGCTGGAATAGGCGCTGCTTATTTAGCATCACAAGCATTAGGTAAAAAGAAACCTACATCTGCAGAAGCAAAAGGTCTTAAAATAACAAGAGCAAAAAAATTCGGAGAATCTGACGAAGGTCAAATGGCTAGATTAGATGCCTCAGTAAAAAAAGGTTTAGATATTACAAGATCAAAACCATTTGAAGCATCTGATGACGCATCACCAGGAACTTATGAAAATGTACCAGCAAGTAAATTCTTATCTACTCCAGGTGGTTTTGGAAGAGTAAGTCCTGAACAAGCTGATGAGATGATGCAAGGTTTTGGTCCAATGGCTAAAGAAGGAAAATTCATTTCTAAAAAAATGATGAGCGGTGGATCAGTAGTTGCAAGAGGAAACAAATTAGCTAGAAGTAAACCTACAAAATTATTCTAATGTCTGGTTCAGGTGTTATCACCCAACAACTAGGATTAGTATCTCAAAAGTTAGGTAAAGATACTGACACTATTTATGAAGATATCTTTGGTGGCTTTTCTATGCCAAGAGATAAACTTACTAAAGGTGTTGCAGGAGCAGAATTAAAAAAAGGTGGTCTTGTCCGTGGATATGGTGTAGCAATTAAAGGTAAGAAAAAAATTAGAATTTTATAATGGCTGTAGAAAAAGATAATCAACCAACTGATGAAGTTGTAGAGACAGAAGCAACTGTTGAGTTACCTGGTGAAGAAGGTGATGATGCAACTGTTGCAATAAATGCTGATGGTACAACTGAATTAAATCCAGAAGAAACTCCTGAAGAAGATTTTTATTCTAACTTAGCAGAAACTATTGATGAAAGAGTTTTAATGAAACTCGGATCTGAACTTGTAGAAATGTACAGATCAGATAGAACAAGCAGACAAGATTGGGAAGATCAATACGTAAAAGGTTTAGAATTTTTAACTACAAATTATACAGCTGTAACAAAACCATTTCAAGGAGCATCGACTGTTACACATCCACTATTATCTGAAGCAGTAACACAATTTCAAGCACAAGCATTTAAAGAACTACTTCCATCTGAAGGACCAGTAAGAACTCAAATCATTGGTGTAGAAGATCCATTACGTGTGCAACAAGCACAACGTGTAAAAGATTTTATGAACTTTGAATTAATGGAAAGAATGGAAGAGTATGTAACAGATTTTGATGCATTACTTTATCATTTACCATTAGCAGGATCTGCATTTAAAAAAGTTTACTATGATGGGATTAATGAAAGAGCAGTTGCTAAATTTATTAGAGCAGAAGATTTAATTGTTCCTTACTTTGCAAATGATTTATTAGAAGCGGAAAGAATTACTCATGTATTAAATTTAACTGAGAATGAATTAATTAAAAGACAAAAATCTGGTTTCTATAGAGATGTAGATCTACAACCAAATGATAATCCACAAAACACTATAGATAAAAAATACTCAGAACTTTCTGGATCTAAGCCAAGCTATGGTAAAGATAAATTATTTAGAATTTTAGAAATGCATGTTGATTTAGATTTAGATCAATATGAATTTGACGATAATAAAACAGAAAAGAAAGTAAAAATACCTTACATTGTAACTGTTGATGAATTAAGTGGTGAGGTATTATCTATCTATAGAAACTATAGACAAGATGATGAGACCACAAAACGTATAGAATATTTTGTTCAGTATAAATTTTTACCAGGATTAGGATTTTATGGCTTTGGTTTAGTACACATGATTGGTGGACTTACAAAAGCTGCAACAAATGCATTAAGACAATTACTAGATGCAGGTACATTAGCTAACTTACCAGCTGGATTTAAGTCTAGGGGTATGAGAGTTAGAGACGATGACCAACCATTTACACCAGGAGAGTTTAGAGATGTAGATGCACCTGGCGGAAATATCAGAGATAAGTTCCAAATTTTACCAATCAAAGAACCAAGACCTACATTATTTCAACTCATGGGCTTTTGTGTTGAAGCTGGACAGAGATTTGCAGCGATCAGCGACCCTCAAGTTGGGGATATGGGATCACAAGCTCCGGTAGGCACGACAATTGCACTACTTGAGAGAGGTTCAAGAGTGATGTCCGCAGTTCAAAAGCGTTGTTACAATGCTATGAGAAAAGAATTTAAACTTTTATCTAGAATTTTTGCAGACTATTTACCTCCAGAATACCCTTATGATGTATACGGCGGTGAAAGAACAATTAAAGCTGCCGATTTTGACGACAGAATTGATGTTTTACCTGTAGCTGATCCAAATATTTTCTCAATGTCACAAAGAGTGACACTTGCACAGACACAATTACAAATTGCACAGACAAATCCAGCGATGCATAACATGCATGAGGTGTATAGACGTATTTACGACTCACTTGGAACTAAAAATATTGATCAAATACTAGTTCCAGAGGATTATATACAAGCTCCAATGGATCCAGCACAAGAAAACATGCGTGCTATGGACTTAAAAAACCTTAGAGCATTCCAAGGACAAGATCACGATGCCCATATAGCTGTTCACATGTCATTTATGCGAACTAGAATGGTACAAATTAACCCAGCGGTGTATGTAATTTTACAAAGACACATCACCGAACACATTTCTTATAAAGCGAGAACAGTTGTAAACATGCAAGTATCTCAAAACCAACAGATGATTGCATTACAAAATCAAAACCCACAAGAATTTGCTTTACAAGTAGAATCTTTAATTGCGAAAGCAGAAGCACAACTAACTGAACAAGCCGTTCAAGTTGAAGAGAACTATACTGCTTCAAGAAAAGATCCTTTAGTGTTGCTTAAAGAAAGAGAACTCGATATTAAAGCATTAGAGATCCAACAAAAATCTCAAGAGTCTATGATGACTCAACAAAATGAAGATTTACGTTTTGATGAGAAGATTGAACTTGAAAAGATGAAATTGGAAAACAAAGAAGAGGCTGACAAAGCTAAATTAAATTTAGAAGCAGCTAAACTTCAGGCAACCCTAACAAGAAGGAAATAGAAATGAAACACGATAAAGCAAAAATGGCAAAAGCAAAAGCCATGAAAGCAAAAATGAAAGCTAAAAAAGCTAAGAAATAATTTAACATCTATTATGCCATTAAATAAAAAAGGTAAAAAAATTTTAAAGTCTATGAAAGAACAATATGGTTCTGATGCTGAGAAAGTTTTTTATTCTTCTAAAAATAAAGGCACAATTAAAAATGTTGAAAAGAAAATGGGCGGTGGATTATCAGGCGGTAAACGTTCTGGCCCACCCCCACTTTCAGGACCTAACCCACAAGG